ACACCTGTCCGTTGTCGGTGCCGGTGGTGGCGTCGAGTAGGACTGACAGGCGCAGATCAGCAGTGGCAAGGCGGTCGCGCAGGCGACCTTGATCACGTTGGGCATCACTCAAGGCTCGGTAGTGGGTTTGTTCGCTGGTAGCCAGGCGCTGCTCGAGCGCAAGGCGTTTGTCCTGTTCGGCACGCTGCTGCGCAACCGTGGCCAGGGCCAACTGGTTAAAGGTTTCGGTGTGGAGGCGGGCCTGCTCTGCGAGCTGTTTGCCATAACGCCATTCCTGCACTTGCCAAGTGATGGCCCCAGAACCACAGGTGACGACGGCCAGCAGCACGCCTTTGGCGACCAGCCCATACGGTGCGGAGATCAGTTCGCCGAGACGCATAACACCGCCCTCGCCCGCTCCCACAACTCCAGCCGATCCTGCAGGCCATTGAGGCCGCCGTTGATCCTGCGGGTGATCGTATTGAATTCATTTTGATCGGCCAACGCGTTCAGCCCATTCACTGACCAGAACCATGCGGCCGACTCGGCGGCCCACTGCGGCTGCTCCAGCAGTTCAGGCGTGCGCAGCAATCGCTCGTCACCGAACAGCGCCAAGCTGCAGCGCAGGTAGTTGTCGTGGCCAGTGACCTGGATCAGGCCGCGACCGCGATAGCGCTGGCCATCACCATCCGATGCTGGCGTGTTGCCCAGTTTCGCAGCCAGGCTGCCGGTGTCGTATTTGCTCAGGTACTGGTCGCCGCCCAGTTCCCGGACGTACTGCAGCTGACCCGATTCGTGACCGACTTGCGCCAGGAACGCGGCTTGGCGTTTCGGCGTGTTGATCTGCCGATGGGCCATTGCTGAGTTGAGGGCGGATACAAAAACGCCCGCTTGGCGGCGGGCGTTGGGCATGATGCTTTGCAGCTGTTGCTCCGTAATTGACATACAAACTCCAGACATGAAAAAGCCGCTCAAGGCGGCGGATGACTGCGACTAAGCGCGTTATGCGAGGCTGACGACCTTGACCGGCTTGGCCGGCTTTTTCCCTTTCTTGCCTTTGGCGTTGGCCTTGCCCTTCTTGCCGCCGTTGCATTCAACGGTCGTCGACCAACCGGATTGGGTGTAGGTGTGCTGCACCGACTCGGCGAGAAACTCGCCATCAAGCCCGACCTTGAAGCCTTGGGCGATGATCAGGCATTCCGCAAACAGATCCGTACGCCCGGCCATTTCCAGCCGCACGCCGGCAGTGGAGCGGTTGAACGCCGCCAACCGCGCCCGGGCCGCTGCCTGGGCGGCAGTCTTGTTCGGGTAGATATGCCGATCGGTATGCACCGCCGGCAGCCCGGCCGGGGCGTCGTCGTTCTCAAGCGACACCACAGCCAGCGCACCGGTCTTTTTGTCTTGATGCTTGGCCCCGACCGCCTTGTGCGAATCGCGATCCTCAAAGTTGAACTGCCAGCGGCTGACGTCGCTTTTGTTGATCACGATCGGCGGCAGCATCTTGCCGCTTGCGCTCTGCCCGCCCTGACGCGGCATGACCAACAACTTGCCGTCGGCGACCTTCGCCGTGCAGTCATATTGCTTAGCCAGGCGCGTGACAAAATTGAAGTCGGATTCGTTGAGCTGATCGGCCCGCGCGACCTTCGTGCCCACCGGACACGCCGGCGACCAGCCGTTGCGCGCGGCGATATCGCCAACGATCGTCGACAGCGGCACGTCTTCCCAACTGCCGCTGCGCACGGTCTTGCCACTGCCACGCATGTCGCTGGCCTTGCCCTTGATCACGATCGTATCGGGCGGGCCGGACACCGCGACGCCGTCGACCACATAGCGGCCGAGCCGGACCAGCGACGTCTCCTGATAGCCCAGATAGATCTCGATGCCCACTCCTTTGCGCGGCAACGTCACCAGCCCGTCCCGATCGTCAATGCGCAGCTCGAATTCGTCGGACTCCATTCCGGTCTTGTCGGTGACACTCAATTGAATCAGGCGATCATTCAACAGGGCCGTGATGTCGGTCCCGTCGACCACAATACGAAAGCGCGGCGTCATGAATTTTTCCCAAAAAAAAACCCCGTACAGGACGGGGCAAGCAAGCACAGCGCGTTACGCGTAACGCGAGGATCCGCCGGCGAGAACTCCGGACGGGGTTAGTTCCACAAGGTAATAGCCTCGGTCACCGGCTGCGGCAGATCCGGCAACAGGATCACCACGCCGGCGCGGTAGGGCTGATCTTCATCGGCCAGCCCCTGATTGGCATCCAGCACCGCCTCGACGCAGCCATCCAAATGCCCGTAATAGTTGTGACAGATGGTATCGAGCAGATCCCCGTCAGACGTCCTGCATGTCGTCGCCATAGCGCACAAACTCCAAGGTAAAGGCCTGCTTGCGCGGGATACCGCCCTGCATCAGCGCGCTTTGTTCTTCATCGACGTTTTCAAGGCACCACGTCCCCAGCACGTCGCCATAACCGGTGGTCATGGTCAGCGGCTGAAGCTTTCCGCCCATCGTGCGCAGGGTGTCGAGCTGCTTTAACCCGCCCTTCAGCCCCGGCAGGATCACGCCCTTGAGGGTGATTTTCTCGTCACCGATGCCCACGCCCTGCTGCGCCGGGCGCCGCGATAGGCGCTCTTGCGAGGCCCAGCGGAATTTGGTCGACCGGCGCAGCTCGTCAAAGGCCGCCGTGTCCAGGTTGAAGAAATACGGCTGCTCCTTGGGGTCTTGCGGCTGGATGATCAGCAGATGCGGGAACGGCTTCACGGCCTCCGGCGCCGGCGTCTGATCCGTGGCAAAGGTGCCCGTGGGCACGATGTTGGCCAATGACGGGCTGATCTTGCCGGCGATCTTGTTAATGGCCGTGGCGGCCTTGCCGGCCTGTTCCTTCAGCACGCCCAAACGTTCCTCCACCTGGGCGACCGCGCGGGTGGCCGTGCCGTACATGGCCACCACCCGCCCCACTTGCGCCTGCGCGGCGTTGATCCCGCGCATGGCCCGCTGAAGCTTTTCCCCGATCGCCGGCCCGACAAAGGGCAGGCTTTCCAGCTCGGACGCGGCGCCGGTGATTTCGCCGATCGCGCCATTCACCGGTGACAGCATTCCGTCCAGGCTGCGCCGGCCGGTCTCGCCCGCCGTGGCCAAATACTTCAGCCCCGATTGCAACTGCCCCAATGCTTCCATGTGCCCCCCTGATCAAACGTGTGGCGTGTCATAGAGCTGATTGCCCCCCATCTGCTTGGCCATGTCGCGATAGTGCTGATCGAGCATTGGCTTGATCTGCGCGAAAAGCTGATTGCCATCCTTCACGTCGCCGTTGACCACCAGCGAAAACGGCGCCTGAATCGCCACGTTGGACTCGACTTTTGGCGCCGCCGGCGCCGCTGCCATCGGCTTGACCAATGCCCCCGCCGCCGCGTCTGCGCTGGCCGGTGGCATCATCATGTCTTTGGCGGCCATGCCAATCTGCGGCGGCGGCTCAGGATCTTCCAGCCCGGAGCGAATCACCTTCGGTCGACGCAGTTCCGAACCCGGGAAACGCACCTTGTTGGCAAAGTGCGGCAACAGCATGGCGTCCTTCGAATTCAGGTCGTGCGGGTCATACGACACCGGCGGCGCCTCAGGCACGGCCGGCGCCATTGTCGCGCCTACATCCAGCCCCTTGCCGGGGTTGGTCAGCATCAGCGGGCCAGTGGTTGCCGGCGCGAACGCCTTGGCCGTAGCGCCCAACGAGGTATCGCCCAGCTTCGGCGCCATGTCCTTGCCGGCATTGGCCATCATCAACGGCCCGGCGTCCGGGATTTTCTTCAGCGCGTCTTCAGTGCCGAACATCGATTTGCCGACGTACCCACCCAAGGCATCGCCGCCGTAACTGCCAATCAAGCCACCGATCAGCCCACCGATCGCCGTGCCGATCACCGGCATAATCATCGTACCGAGGGCCGCACCCGCTGCCGCACCAGAGAGCGATCCGGCCAACCCACCGGCGGCCGCACCGTAACCCTCGGCCTTTTCGTCCTGAGTTTCGGCGTTCTGATAGGTGTCATAGGCCTTGAAACCCGCATCGGCCACCGCGACCACAGCCGTGCCTTTCATCACCGCGCCGAAGCCAGTGCCACCACCGCCCTTGACGCCTCTACCCCCACCCCTGCCCTTGCCGCCCTTGCGCTTTTTCCCGTCGCCGGCATCGAGGTCGCCGGCCTCCATCCCGCCGCCCATACCACCGGCACCCATGTTGGTCACGATCACTTTTTGCGGGATGTTCGGATTGCCCATCAGCGAGCCACGGCCGATGTTCATCAAACCCTTGGCCATCTTGAGGCCACTCATGGCCGTCGACAGACCAATCAAGCCAGCCGTGGCCAGCCCGATACCCGTCACCAGTCGCGGCGACTCGTCGGCGAGTTTGGCCAGCCCCGTGGCCACCGAGCCAATCCCGTCAACCACCTTGTCCGTAACCGGGCGAATGGCATCGCCGATCGCGCGCATCGAGTCGTCAAGGCTCTGCACCATTTCCGACTGCTTTTGCGCCGAGGACTGCCGGCGTTCTTCCAGGTTCTTATCCAGAATCCCGGTCGCGCTGGCCGACTCCTTTTTCAGGCTGTCGTACAGATCCTTGTTCTGCATGTACGCGGTCAAGGCGCCCTTGACCTGCATGTCGGCGAACAGGTCGCCGGTCCGCAACGCCGATTCCAGCGAGGCGATCATGGCCTTGGCTTTCTCGGGATCGGACTCCTTGCTGATTGCGGCCGTGGCCTTGGCCATCTCGGCGGCCTTCTTGGGGTCGGTCGCTTCAATGTATTTTTGCGCCAGTGCAAAGCTGGATTCCAGAGTGGACTTGCCGCTTTGCAATCCGGTATTCATCGAACCTTGATAGTCGATACCGGCCTTTTTGTAGGCCGCGACGGTCTCGCCGGAGCCGATTTTCTCCATCCAGTTTTTTAGGTTGTTGGCCGCCTCGTCCGAGCCGCCGGCAGTCTTCATCTGCACTTGCAGCATCGACCCCAGTTGTGTCACCGAGTCCATACCGGTAATGCCCAGCTTGCCCATTCCGGCAAGCAGTTCGGGAAACCAGCGCGCCATGTCGGCCGCTTCAAAGCTACCCGCCTGACCTTGATAGGCGATCGCTTCAAGTGCCTTTTGCATCATCGCCGGGTCGGTGATCTTGGCGTTCTGCCCCAGGGCGTTGATCATCCGCGCGGTTTCAGTACCGTCCGAACCCTGACCCACGGCGAACTTCGCCGCCGTCGGCGCGTAAGACATGGCCTTGTCCAGCTCCATGCCGGCGCCCACCAGGGCGTTGACCACCTCGGCCACCTGATTGCGCGCCATGCCGGTATCGCGTGACGTGTCGATCACGGTCTTGGACAGCGCCGCCTCTTCTGGCGTGTTGGCAATGTTGGCCTTGATCGCGATGTCACGAATGATCGCGCCATAGTCCGCGCTGATCTTGGCCGGAATGGCCATTGCGGCCGAGGCCGCGACAGCCTGCCCGACGCTGCTGCGCATCTGCTGCTTGCCTTCGTCGAGCTGCATGTGCCCTTTGGCCTTCAGCTCGGCCCCGCGCGCCGTCCTGCCCATCTGAGTGTAAGCCTTGCTCAGATTGCGGACTTCGACGCCTTCCTTCTTCAGCGCGGCTAGATTGGCTTCCAGCTTCTTGCGCAGGGCGTCGGCACCCTTCTCGCCCGCCAAATGCGCCTTGCGCCACTCGTCACGCAGACGCATGGTGTCGCCAATGGTCTTTTCGAGAACCCGGGCGCGCTTGCCCGTGTCCTCCAATTTCTTGATGCGGCCGGTGACGTCCTTGAACGCCGCTCCCACCGTGGAACTGACAGCCCCGCCAATGACCAGCCCGAGCGCAAGTTTTTTGCTCATATGCGTGCCCTACCTTGCTCAGTCGAAAGCGGCTCAATCCCTGAGCCACCACAGCATCCGGTCAAAGGGCATGGCCTCGATCTCGGCGGCAGAGAAACCCGTCTCTCTCGCCAAGGTCTTGGCCGCCACCCGTTGGGTCTCGGCGTTAAAGCTCATCCTCTTCGACCAAGCGAAAATAGCCGGCCTGCAGGCGGTTGTAGTTGCGCGTGGTCAGGGCCGCGATCTCCGGCTCGGTCGCCTGCAACAGGCTGCAAAACATGCTGATTTCGAGCTGTTCATAGTCACCCTTCGCACCCGCCGAAGCGGCGCGCTGATCGCGAACGGTCGGCGCGCGCATGGTCACTTTGTCGACCTTGACGCCGCCGAAGTCGGCGGCCCCCTTCAGGGTGATCACCACGCTGTCGTCATTGACGAGCAACCAGGACGGGACTTTCTTTTCTTCGTTTTCTTGAGTCATTTTCTAATTCCTTACATGCCCAGGGCCGAACGTTCGGCAGCCAGTTGATCAACGCCATCCACCACGAAAATCATGGCGAGCGGGTCAACTTCGAACATCACACGCCCGTCGATTTCGAGCTTGTAATAGGTGATCTTCACGCCATGCTTGATTTCACCCACGGTCGACGGTTTCCAGTCGCCCATGTCCACCTCTTTCACACCGCCGCGCATGGTGACGATCACCGGCGTCACGCGGCCTTTCAGATCTGCGAAGGCGCCACGGAACACCAGATTGGCGGCGGTCTGATCAGCCAGACCAAAGAACTTCAGCGCCTCACGGCGCACGCCGTTGGTAGTAAACGCTGACTCCAGCTTTTCCAGGCCCACCGCGAACTCGATCGGGGCAAACATGCCGCCGCCTTGGTAGTCCTCGACTTTTTGGGTCAGCTTGGGCAGCGTCAGGGTCGGCACGTCGCCGGAAAAGCTGACGCCGTCGACAAACAGGTTCATGTTCTTCAGAACTTGAGGAATCATTGATAAGCCCCCTTAGGCTTCAAGCACTTCAGTCAGCCACTCGTTGGTGACCTCGATCACGAAATTCGGGTTTTCCGCCGGCGGCACGTCGGTGAAGCGAATGACCCAGTAAATGATGCCCTGCTCGATCTGGCTGGCCGTGTTCCGCTCGGTGTCCGCGTAGACCTCAAAGTTGATGATCGCGCCGGCGTTCTTCTGATCACGCATGAACGCTTGCAGGCCTTCGGTCACGTCCTTAACGTAGGTCTTGGTGATCGAGCGGTCGACCGCCCACTTGTGGCCCGCCTGAATCGCATCCATGAGGATGTCGCAGGTACGCACACGGGTAACAAATGCCCACTTCGCATCGCTCGACAGCGTGCGGTTGCCCCACAGGCGATAACCGCCGTCACGAATGATCGTGGTGATATTGGCGTTGTTGAGCAGGTTGGCCCGGCAAGTGGCGTCGCCGTCCAGATACTCGACCGGGCGCGAAGTGCCGGTGATACCGACAAACTCCTTGTTCGACGGCGAGGCCCAATAGCCGTAAGTCTCGTCAGTCCAGGCGAACAGCCCCGCGACCCACGCCGAACCCGGCGCGTCGATCGTCGCACTGGTGACCGTGTCCCAGAACTGCACACCCGGATCCACCAGATACAAACGCTTGCTGCCGAAGTTCTCGGCGTACTCAATCACCGCTTCGTCGGTCGTGTTAGGGCCGTCGATAATCGCGATCGCGCGCAGCTTGCCGGCCAATGCATCCATAGCCGTCGCGATCGCTTGGGTTGCCGAATGCTTCGGGGCGATCAGCAGCTTAGGTTGCGCGTTGTGCTTGCTCTTGCCATCGAGCAGCGCTTGCAAGCCGGTACGCTGACCCGAGGCCAGCACGCCGCCGATGATCGCCGAGGTTTGCAGCGCGGCGTCTTCCAGCTTGGGCACGCCGATGGCGACGATCACCGCCTTGGCCCGCACATAGATCGCCTGACAGGCCTTGGTGATCGCCGAGTCAGCACCGAAGGCGGCAATCGCCTCGCGCTCGGTCGTGATCAACATCAGCTCGCCAGCCTTGGCCGTGCCGCCGCCGAGAACGCCGGGGGTGAAGGTGTCGCACAGACCAATGATTGACGACGACGGCAGCGAGATAGTGCGCGCACCGGTATCAATCAGCGTGGTCGTGACGCCGTGAAAAAAACCACTCATAAGGGTCAATCTCCAGAAACGAAAAAGCCCCGCATAAGCGAGGCTGTGAGGGTGTTCGTGTTACGCGTAACGGAAAAGAAAACGCCCCGTCAGTGCGGGGCGTTTATTGAAGCGGCTCGGTCATCCAGAGCGGGGCAATCGGCCGATGATCAGCGAGCGGGAATTGCTCCCCTTGTGGCCAGTCGCGCAACTGCCGGCGATACGCTTGCAGCTCGGCATATTGCTCGGCAGTAATCGAGGTCGGATCACCCTGCTCGATTTCGTCGCGATTGCGGGCCACCAGCGGATCAGTCAAAGCCAATTGAACATCACGCCACATACGCTCAGCAGCGACCAACTCTTCAGGGGCAGGCAATTGCGGATCAGCCAACACGGGGATGCCATCGTCTCCCCACTCAATAACCTTGCCCTGACCCTGCCCAGCGAGCAGCTCGGCGTGATACTTGGCCGAGATTTGAATCACGTCCGCCGGCATGACGGCGTGAACTGCGGGATCATAGAACCCGCGTTTTTGCTTCGAAGAATACATACCTACCCCTTAGTAGCCGATGGCAAGCCAGTTGTGCACCAATGGGGCGGCCTGCGGGTTGTAGATGTTGAACCCGGTCAGCGTCTGCGTATTCACGCCCGTCATGTAATAGTTGGCTGGATTTGTCAGCCAGAACCCCAAAGTCACGCCCAAGCATGCATTAGGGAACGCCGTGTAAAACACCACCGGGTTGTTACCCACAGTCGCCGTCGTCACCTTCACACCCCATTGAATGATCAGTCCGCCGAGCCAGCTCGGAAACGCGATATACCCATTGGCACCCCGATTCACGGAGAAGCCGAATCGCAGTTTTTTCGGCGTGACGATCGTGGCGTCATCAACGCCAGCGTCTGTCAGTGCCTGCGTTGCGATCTTGGCCGTGCCGAGCTTGATTTCGGTTGCCTGAGTCGCCAATGCCGCGAGCGCGGCAATGTCGATATTTCCCTGATTGATTGGTGCGTTCCACGCCTTAATGCACCAGATCACCGCCAGGTTTCGGCCACGGGTTTCGGTCGATGTCCGGGCTACGCGCGAGGCATCTAACGTGTAGATGTCCACCGGATTAGTCACCGCCCCAGTGGTAGCAAGAGCCATAGTGCCCGCCGAGCCGCCAGCCTTTTCCGCTGCTCCAAACGCGCCAGATGCGTTACCGACAATGAGCGTCCCGCTTCCGGAGACGTTCGCTGCCCGCGCATTCAAAGCGCCCGTAATGTTCTGCAAAGCGTCGAGCTGATAGCTGCCCACTTCACGGCCAGCATCAACACCGCGCCCGTGATCCCAGCCCCGCAGGAACTCGCCGCGCGACTCCGGCAAGCGGAAATTACCCGCACCCTCGTCGCCCTTGTTGAAAGCGGTGCCGAGGAACGCGGCCAGATCGGGATAGACCGCAATGCTCTTAACACTGCCATCCAGCTCCAGAAAACCGGGCGCCGCCTTGTCCAGCGGAAACGACACCGTGGCGCCCACTGGCAGGGCCGAGGCCTGCGCAATCATCGCCTCGATTTCGGTCTTGGTGTAAGTGTCCTTGATGCCCATGGCGGCAAGCGTTTCCGGGTTATCGCCCGACACCACAATTCCCCGATCGTTGGTCTTGACCCGCGTCCACTGTCCCGGCGTCTTGTTCTTCGGCAACACTTCCAGAATGGCCGCGTCGACGTAGGCCCGCGAGGCCAGCACGATCGCCGGGTCAATCTTTAGCTGAATGCTGCCGGTACTGGTGACGATGAAATTCATGCGCACGATTTGCGTGCGGCCCGAACCCTGCGACAGTAACGGCTTGAAGCTCGGCGCGCAGTTGGCCACCGCCACCAGATCCCCGTCCGCGTCGTACAGACCGATTTCGCGAATCCATTTACCGCCCTCATCGGCGGGAATGATCTGCTCGGCGATGATCACGGCCGGGTTGACCGGGTCGATCTTCAGTTGATTGAGCGGCTTGCGGCGCCACTCGTTGAGCAACTTGGTTTGTCCGGCCGCCGGCACCGGGTTGGGTGGGTCGGCCAGTCCGTTCGGGTTGGCATCACCCACGCCCATTTGCGTGATCAGCCAGGGAATGCCGAGTGCGTCGGCGTTCGCCTGCTTGGCCATCCCCACGTTCGTGAGGATCGCGAAAAACTGCGAATTCGCATCAATCATAATAAACGTCCAGGGTGTCTATGGTGTGTTCGCGACCGACCACGCCGAAGCTGCCGGTGACCTCGATGTCACGCATGACGGGCGGGTAAACGTCGATTTCGTCGCCTTCGTAAAGGGACACGGCAATATTCAAATCGCCTTGTGTTTCCAGGCTGATCGCCAGCCCGGTCAGATGCCGCGTGACGGGCTTGGCGTCGTCAATCAGGCGCTCTAGCTCCTGATACATTTCCTCGGTGATGCCGGTATCGAGAACGCCGACCTTCAGCGCGAAGGTGCCCGGCACACCCTCGGGCACGGTGTTGAACCACTCGACAATCTCGATCAGATATCCCAGCGGCTCGACCACCCGGCGCAGCGCGCCGATCGTGCCCTTGTGCTTGTGGATGTAGAAAGAGGCCTTGATGGCCGCGCGCTTGGTTGCTTCAGACCATCGGTAATCCCAGCGATCGACAGACCACGCCCACGCCAGATGCGGCAACAGCTGAGCCGGGCAAGTGTCGGGGTCGTACAGCGTGCGCAGCGGGACAATCGTGCGCTCGTAAAAAGCCGCCTCGATTGCCCGCTCCAGTGGCGTGCTATTGCTCGGCAGAAGGCTTTTCATGCTTCCCCCGCCAGCTTCACCGTGTAACCCGTGCAGAACGCCGCCTGCGCCTTCGTGGGGGCCAGATCGACCCATCCGGTCAGTTCAACCCGCGAGACGCCGGCAACGTGCAACTGCGCATCCACCGCCGACCGGGCCACCTCAACCCCCAGCCGCTTGCGTGGATTGATCCATGCCGCCAGTCGTCGCTCGGCTTCCGCCCGGCTGGCCTCGCCCTCAGGCCCAGCACTGCTCATGTGCAAAATGGCATCAATGCTGTAGTCGAGGATTTCCGCGCTTTGCACCTTGACCCGATCGCCGAGCGGCCGAACGTCTTCGTCATTCACTGCCAGCCGCACCACGTCCAGCAACTCGGCGCTGGCCTCGCCTTTTCCCTCAGTGCTAAGCACCGTTACCGTAACGTTGCACGGTGATGGACTTTCGGCCGAGGCGTCTGCCACCAGCCCCGAGGCGTTTCGTGTGTGCAGGATGTAGCTGTTACGCGGCCCGGCCGTGGTCAGCCCCTCGTAAGCCAACTGAATGCGCTCACGGTACGGGTCGTCTTCCTCCAGCACTTCAGGCACTGGCGGCGTGACGGTCAGATCCTCGGCTTGAATCACCAGGCGCGGCAGATTGACGTTGGCCCCAAGGTGGTCAAGGTCACTCTTGATCGCGTAGGCCAACAGCAGACCCTTGGCCGCGTCGTTGACCCGGGCGCGGTTGCCCAGCTTGATATAGGCCCCCGTCTCCAGCAGCTTGACCACCGGATCGGATTCCATGTTGGCCGTCCAGTTGTCGCCCAGGTCGACCCGAAAGGTGCTGAGGCAGTCTTGAAAGGTCAGCTCATAATCCAGCGGCTCCAGCACGTCCGGCGCCGGCAGGGCGGACAGATCCAAAACACTCATGTACTCACCTCGGCCATGAAGTCGTTGCCCAGGTACTTGCCGGCAACAACAAAATCAATCTTTCCGCCCAGCACCGATTTCACACGGACGCTCTTAAGCTCCACGCGCGGCTCCCACCGCTCGATCGCGCGCGCCGCCTCGGCTTGAACTGAGCTTTTCCACCCGGCGTTAACCGGCAAGTCCACATAACTACGGCACTTGCTGCCGTACTCCGGACGCTTTCGCCGGCTGCCGATCGGCGTGCTGAGGATGTCGCCGATCGACTGAATAACGCTTGGCAAATCGGCAATGGGCTGGCCGGTGTGGCGATCCATTCCGATCATTTACGTCACTCCGGCGGTTCAATTTCGGGATGGGATTTCAGGTAGGTGACCGCTTGCTCATCGGACGCCGACACCTCGACGAAACCCTTGGCCACCGCCAACGTGCGGTTCGTGCCAGGGATGCACAGCGAGCGCGAGGTGAAGACCGTATCGCGGAACTTCAACAGCAGATCCGGCGTTTGAAGTTGAGCTGGCACGGGTTGGCGAATCGGTGACGGCAGTTGCTCATCGATCGCTTGCTCATTGTTCTTGGCCATGGGTTTCCTCCTGGCATAAAAAAGCCCGCACTGGGCGGGCTGGATGGGTGATTAATGCTTGTGGTGATTGTCGCTACTGCCGACGGCCATGATGTTCGCGTCGCCGTCGATGTTACCGGTGACGTGTAACGTACCGTCGATATTGACCGGCCCCTTGATGTTCACAGCGCCCTCAAGATCGATCGTTCCCGACTTCACTGTCACCGCGTTATCCGTAACGACGAGTTCTGTACTGCCGACTTTGATCGTCACCGTGCCGGTCGGCAGGGTGATGGTGTAGCTCTGGGCCTGCCAGTCGTAGACCAACGAGCCGCCATCATCAAAACGCCAGACCTCAACGTGGTCGCGGTTGTCTGGCTGGGCGCCGGCATTGCCGTACAGCCCTGGAATGAAAGTGCCCATGCCGGCCTGGCCACTGGGGTTGAACAGCACCCCCTGCTCACCAGGACTCGGCGCGCGCCAGTGCCGCGCCTTGCCGGCGGCGAGGCTGTGCCAGCGCACCCAGGCACTTGTCCATTCGCCACTCGACACCCGCACAGTTCCTGCCGGTAGATCCACCCCCACCACTACGCACGGCATCAGCATGGCCGCGATCATGCGGTCATGCTCTGCACTGGCGTAACTCACGGCGAGTCTTCCGGCGCCAACACAACTTCCACCGGAAAGCCGCCGTTCTCGGGAACCACTTCGGGATCATCTGACCAAGGCCAATCCTCCGCACCCAAATACAGCTTATGGGTCCATTCAACGACCCACACGGTGTAGCCATCCAGCTCCGGCTTGGTCCAGTCCTGCATGGCCTGAACGAACTCGGCAGGCTCGACCGCAACGCCCCAGGTTTGCAGGCGCAACAGCACCGCCAGTTGGGCGGCCAAGTGTGCGGCCTGCTGACAATGCTGCGCACGAATCGGATCGACGATGATCCGCGCTTCGAACCTGCAGATCAACGAGGTCTGCCCGGTACCGATGTCAGTACCGGGTTCCATTTCTGCCATTTCAATAAACACTGCAGGCAGCGCAATGCGATCCTTGATGTTGGGCCATGCCGTGACTGCTTTGACACCTGGCAGATGGCTTGATAGCTGCTGTTCGATTGCCTGATAAAGCTCGTCGAGGGTGAATGGTTCGTCAGACATTGGCCGTCCCCTTCAGGTACTTTTGAAACTCAAAGTTCAGCTCCTGCTGCAGGATCTCCAGCAAACGGCCATGGGCGCGTTTGACCCACTCGTCGAAGTGCGGACGGGCTCCCTCAAGCGACACTTTGGCCTTTGCCAGTGGAAAGCGACTGCCGTTTTCCGCGACCCAGCCGGAACTGGCACCGCCTCTCGCCGATGCGGTCGTATCGGGGTAGTCGTTCGAATTAAAGTGCTTGCTTGCGGTACGGATCCAGATGTCCGGCTTGTTGCCGTATACCTGTTTGAGGAAAGCGCCCTGATAGCGTCTCCCCGCCACTGACACACCGATGCCAGACTGCCGTGCGCGACCGATCCGGCTGGACTCAATGGCGTTCAGTCCGAACCACAACTTGCCGCTCGCGGCCCTGCCGGCTACCGGGTAGCTGCGCAAGCGCTGACGCACTGCAGCGACGGCGATGCGCTCTTGCCGGCCAACCGCCCGTGCGATGTGAGTGCGCAGCCACCCCAACGTTTTGTTGATGGCTCGACGCTGAGCAGCAGCGGCGGCTTTTGGCACCAATGCAGCGAAACCTTCAAAGGCTTGCAGATCTGCCGCCGATGACTGAATCGTCAGCATCCCGCCGCTGGCCGAGGATTTGTAATAACTGCCGACGCTCATGCTCGCATCCTCAAGATCAAGGCGACCAAACCGTCTCCGCTCGGCTCAAGCTGAATCAGGTCGTAGTCCCCACCGCCATCAAGGGCAGGCAAGTCGACGCTGACCAGCATGCCCTGTTCCAGACCTTGCGAATCACTAACGCGGATTTCGAAGCGCGGCTCGCGCAACCCGGTGTTGAGCTTGCCGAACTTGGGTTGCAACCAGGGCGCGGCGAACATACCGAGCACTGGTTCTTCGCGCCCCTCGATCCGCGCGGTATCGCCCAGTGTTTCGAACACCACCGCATCGACTTCGGCGATCAGATCGCGAAAGCCCATGATCAGAGTTCCAGCAGGATCTGGGCGCGCGGTCGCGTGCAAAGATGCAGCGGGTTCGACTGCGCCTCACCGGCCATGCCTTTGTTGAAGGGCAGCGGCTCGATCATGCTGTAGTACGGAATGCCCTGGGTGTTGACCGTTTCCATATAATCAGCCGGCGCGAACACCGAAATGTACAGATCGGGTACGCCTTCGGGGACCAGCAGCGCCTTGTCATCATGGACAAAGGAAACGCCGGCCACCTTGCCACGATAGCGCTCCCAGATGATGCCGCCGAACTCGAAGCTTTCACGGGCGTCACCACGTAGAGCTGCCGCTTGCTGACTGTTGAGGTAGGTTTCTTTTACCGAGGGATGGACGATGAACTTGTTCCAGAAGTTTTTGCCGCAGAAGGCGCGCGAGCCGGTACTGGTCACGCTACCCAACGCATCCTCCTGCATATCCAGCGCCTCGCCGCATTGAACACGTAGCTCAGTCTCTGGATCCGCCAGTCCCATGGACATCCTTTGACGCTTCACACCGAAGCGATCATAGAGATCCAGCAGAACGGTTTTGCCATCGGCGTCGAGGATCTGGCCATTCAGTGCGCCCATACGCTGGAACTCGTGCGTCGCGTCCAACTGACGACGCGCCTTTGCCAATCGTGCATTGACCACATCCTGCACCGCCTGCAGCTCAGTGCGAGTGCCGAAGGCGCGGATGCCTTGGATCTCATCCGCCTTGATGGTGAAACGCTCCGGCAGGTGCACGGTGTTGAACGGGATCAGGTTGCGCTTGCTCGCAGCAACCACCAGGCCAGAACCACCGCGCTCACCGGCCGGCACCAGTGCCAGGGTGTCACCGTCCTTTTCAATCTGCACGGTCAGGGTGGTAATGCCTTCCTCGCGGAACAGGCCCAACGCGCTGATGCGGCCTGGCAGGTAGGGTTGATCATTGAGTGCAGCGGTCAGCGAGGTGACAGTGAATGCTTCGTCGTCAAAAATGGCGATATCGGCCATGGGTACTCTCCAGAAACGAAAAATCCCGCACGCGGCGGGATGCATATGAAAGAAGGAAACGTCTTAGCGGACGATCAGGAAATGAGCGGCCAGATCTTTTTCGGCCTCAGGATCCAGCCCTGTCAGGTGCGCTTCGCTGACCTCAGCCATTCGCACCACAGCGCGACCGCGGCGCACGATGTCCGACTCGCCCAAAGGCCCGTAAAGGATCGCGACAGCAGCTTGGGTGCCGTCTTCGGCGGCCGGAGCATACGGCGCAAACTCACCCGTGGCCGTCACCAGACCGAGTACTTGGCCCGGATTCAGTGCCGGGCCGGCGGCGACATTGATCGTTTCCCGCGAAATGTTCCCGGCGCCTTCGGACAGCAGGAATTCACCTGCGTGCATCGGTTCCTGTTTGATGGTCATGCTCTTGCTCCTTTCGCGCTTTGCGCGGTTCCGGTTTGAGCCGCTTGGCGAGCAGCCCAAATCGAGTTGGGGTCAGGTTGTTTGGCCAGCACCTTGGGCGCCAGGTCGTCCGCCAACGGCAGACTGTTGTCGATTTCAAAGCCCTTACCGCTGGTAACAATCTTGTCGAACAGACGTGCCTGAACCGCCGGCACATCCAGACCGGCCGCGACATACTCCGCGCTGAATTCAGGCAGCCGGGCAGCCACGCAAAGGTCGTTCACCGCTTTGGCGCGTGTCAGACCGGCCAAAACGATTTCTTCGCTTTCGAGCTTGGTCGAACTGAGTAGCGGCTCCACCAGGTTGCTGATACCCGCTGCCGTGCAGCGCTGGGTGATCATCAGTGCCAACTTGGCCGACTCGACTACGGGCGGCACCAAGGGTGGTTCCACCGGTTCGCGTTCGGGATCCGGTTCAGGTGCCTCGTCGAGCTGAGCCAGCAATTCAGCCGGTGCGTTCTGGAATCGTTGCAGCACCGCGCCTTGACCGAGGCAGGCTTTGACCTTCACGCCGTCACCGACTTCATCGGCAAGCCCCAGTGCCACCGCTTCGTTGGCGGTCAGCCAGGTTTCAGCAGCCACCAGGCGCCGCAACTCGACTTCATCGATGTCAGACGCCTTGGCTTTGTACGCCGCAATGATCGCTTCCATAGTCTGGTCAAGAACGTCGGCGACCTTGCGAAAGTTGTCCGCATCACCGGCGGCGTAAGTCCATGGGTTGTGGATCATCAACATCGCGTTGGAGGCGATCACCACCCGGTGAGCACCGCACACGGCCACGCTGGCCGCACTCGCTGCCAGCGCATCGATCCGCCCGGTGCAACGTTCGCCCAAGCGCGACAGTGCGTTGTGCATGGCCAGACCGTCGAACAGGTCGCCACCGATGCTGTTGAACGCGGCCACCACCGGTGACACACCGTCATCCATGGCGCGCAGATCCTGCACGAACTGATTGGCAGTGATGCCCCAGCCGCCGATCTCGCCATAGACGAAAACTTCGATCACTCGCTCGGTGGGCTCGCCGCTGGCATGCACGGCGTACCAGGTCTTGTCCTGAACCTCTACGCGTTTGCCGGCGCGGTTGTAAATGCGCGGTCGCGCTTGTTTGCTCATAGTTGCTCCTTGTCGTCGTTGTCTTCGACGGCATCCAGGGTGTTGTAGTTGAGGCCCAGTTTTGTGGCCCGCGCGAGATCGGCGGCGTTTTCCAGATCGACCGTTTCGGCGTCGTAACCGGTGCGCAGAACCATTTCGCTGCGCGAAGAAAAACCGGCCTGCACTTCCATCCGCCGTGCCTGCACGTCCTGCACCGGTTGAATGTAAGCCCAGCCTTGTGGCACCCATCGGGTACGCAGATAATCGCGGCGTTTCTGTGCGTAATCGTCCAGCACTAGGACACCCGAAAGCACCGCCATGTCCATCCACGCAGCGCGTACCGGCCGGCAGAGTTGATGCACGTACACGCTGAACTGCAGTTGTTCCAGGCGGCGCCGAAATTCGTTGAGCACCACACGGAGCGCTCGATCGTTGATGCCGCGCATGTCGCCGGTGAGGATCTCGTAAGGCGTGCCCGATCCCGCTGCTGCAGCCATCAATTGCTGCCGCATAAAATCCGGGTAGTTGTTGCCTGCGTCTGGTGGTTTGGAGAACTCAACCTCCTCTCCTGCCCCCAGCTCCTGCATCGTGCCGGGTTCGAGCGCGACCATCGGGGTGAAGCCGTCGCGATCCAAATCCAGCAACGCGCCGGTGACTGGATCGCGGGGCGTCTGCCCCGAATCCGGCGCTGGCCGCTTGATGAAACCAGCGAACAGGTTGGCCACTTCCTGCCGGAACAAAACCGCGTCGTCGTAGTTGTCGAGACTGCGCAGTCGCTTGAGCACCGGCGACAATCGCGGCACACCGCGCAACTGGCCCGGCTCGACCGGTTCGAAGATGTGCAGCACCTGAGTCGCCGGTACGCGAACCAGCTGGTTGTAGCCGGCGTTTAGCGAGGCCGCATCACGCGGATGTGTCAGGTACATCCAGTACGCCACGCGCTTGCCACCGGGAGTGAATTCGATACCGGCGCGGATAACGTTGCCGTTTTTGGTGGATTCGAATTTGTCGTGTGGGACGAATTCAGGCGCCAGGATCTGCAGTTGCAGCGGAACCGCCAAATTTTCATCCAGACTGCGAGGACGCAACCTCACGAAGCACTCGCCCGAGGTTTCCACCGTGCGCGCCACCAGCGCCTGCTGACCGTAGAAGTCAGTGCGATCATCTGCGTCTGACTCATCGACCCAATCGCCCCAGAGTTCCTGCAGCAGCTTGCGCAGAGCATCGTCGTCGGTCGTTGGCCTCGGAGTGATGCCCGTGCCGATCAGGTTGCTGACACGCTTGTCGATGACGTTGAAGGCATACGGGTCATTGCGAACCGCTGCCCGCGAACGCGACCGCAGGTTGCGCAGTGCTGGGGTGTTGATGCTGTTGATCCCGTTGTCGGGCGCGTCCCAGCCAGCAGAGCGGCGTCCCTCTCCGGCGCCTTCGTAACTGGCCTTGATGTTGGACGGCAGGACAAATCCGTTACGGGTCAGCGTCGGAAACTGTCGGGCCATTAGACCCCCTTCCCTGCGTGGTACAGCCGGATCACACGCGAACGTGGCCCAGCCGCGCTGACCAGCGACGAGCGTATTTCTTCACGCGCCTTAAGCAGTTCATCGACCGTGCGGTATTCCACGGTGCGGTCGGTGTAGCGCACAGTTTTCTCACCGCGAGCAATGGCTGCCTCAACCGCGTCGAGGTGCTTCTGGGTAAATGACATATCAGCGTCTCTTCAGGTAGCCGCTGGTGGAGCTGCGGCGTTGAGGTGGTGTTGCTGCGGGGCGCGGTGGCACGACCGGAACAGCGGGTGGTGAAGCCGGAAGCCGAACAGGTGTAGCTGGGCCAAGACTGTCGACCCGTTCACCTTGAACGGGCTTGATGCCCAGAGCTTCGTCAAACAGTCCGGACTGCGCCAGGGACTGACGCACGCGCTCCCAGTCGTGTTCCTTGTATCGATGGAGGCCCAGGTAATGCGCCATGGCGAGGCAATACACCATCAGATCGAGCGCTTCGTTGCGCTCGGCCTTACCCTTCACCCATTCGATGCGCTTATGGCCACGCACATAACGGGCGACCTTGCGTTCTGCTACGCACTGGTCGAAGAAGTCGTCTGGCAGGTCATTCGCGAAGTGCAATGCGCCCGGCCCGGACTCAAATGGGTAGCGGTTGTAGATCCAGTCCTTCGCAGTATCGGTACCGACGAACCAAAGCTCGGCACCGTTGCGTTCGGTCTGGCCTTTCCACGTGACGTCGACCATGGACGGGCGTTGAGCAATGACCGGTTTGCCGGGTTTGCTCGCACCCTTGATGGCGAAGACGTTTCGCCAGCGACGAACGCGGCAGAATTGATAGACCTCATCGGTGTGGTGACCACCGGAGTCAACGGCCACCGCAAGGATGCCCAGACCGACACCGCACGGATGGCGATATTTGGCCTTGAGTAATTCGTCCAGTGCCGCCCAAGTGCGCTCGTCTGCGGGATCGCCGGAGACCACTTGGTAGTCGACGACCCAACGCTCCATGCCGACGCCCCAGCCCATGACCATGAATTCCAGCCGGTTGGCTTGAACGTCAACGGCGCCGGTGATCATCATCACCGCCGCCGGCAGAGAGCCAAGGGTGTAGCCTTCCAACCGCGCGCGCTTCCTCAGAACGTCGGCTTTGGTCTGCTCTTGAGCCGCGTCCCACACCTTCGCCAGACGGGTGTTGTAGAACACCTGCATGGGCTCAAGATCGCCTTTGGCCTGGGCCTTTTTCGCCTTCTCGAATTGCTTGGCCAGCGACTTCCAGTCCATCCAACCGAGCGGTGAATACAGCGCGTTAAGGTGGAAACCCACCGTCTCGCCGTCCCCCTCGGCATGAGCGCGCCACTCGCCCTTGGCGAGCATTTCACCCTTGTGGTACTCATCGATCAGTACGTCACAGTCCATCCCGGACGCCGCGCATTTGTAGTGCACTACGCTGAAGTCAGCCGAGTAGAGAAGGTTCTCCCACTCAAGCACCTGCATGTGCCCACAGTACGGGCACGGCACGTAGTAATGACGCTGGTCGCTGCCGTCGAATAGGTCGGAGATTCGCGAAGCGCCCTTGATCGTTGGCGAGCTGGAGAAGTAGAACTTGGCGTTACGGCCAAAGGTACTGCCCCGAGTTTCCGCCAGTTCAATGGGGTCGCCCTCCTCGCCGATGTCGACCTCCCATCGGTCGATTTCGTCGCCGTAAACGTAGCGCGCCGACAGCTCCGACAAGTTGGCGGCCGAGCCAGCGGTGGTGACGTACAACGTGCCACCCTCGAACTCTTTGGTGTCCATCGTGTTGCGCGAATCACGCGAGCGGTTAGCCGCGACACGCTCGCGCAGCACCGGCGTCGCCTTGATCGTTTTGCCGATCCGCGAGGACACCCGTTTGGCCAGGCCGAGGCTTGGCAGCAATGCCAGGATATTCGACGGTGCCATGTGCATCAGGCCGCCAATCCAATTTAGGCCGATCTGAGTTTTCATTAGCTGCGACGCGACCATGGTGATCACCCGCTTGCAGGGGTGAGCCGGCGATAGGCACCGCATGGGCTCGCGGGCATACGGTGTACGCGAGGTGCGGTACTGGCCCGGCTCAGCGGCGCCGGTGTCACGCGGGATCCGCATGTACTCATCGGCCCACTGATCGATCCAAACGTCCGGGTCGGGCCGTAGCCCACGGAAATACGCCTCGCGGTACACCTCTGCACCGTCGGGAATTTCCGTGGGCATGGGCTTAACTCGTGGTCAGTGCGTGTTCAAGATCCGCTGAAGACATGCGTTCTGCGTCTTCCAGCGAGCGGCGGATCGCCGCCGTGAGGTGCTTTTCGATTTCCCAAGGGTCGGTCATCGACGCCAGTTCTGGAGCTAGTTGCGGAGGCATGCCCAGCAGTTGATCGCGCAGCATGCGACCGGCGTTGTAAGCGCCGGACTGCACCGCCGAGAGGGCAACCAGCGAACCCTTGGCCTTGTGCAACTCGATCTCGGCGAGCTGTGCCAAGTTGTGCTCGCGCAGTGCCCGGGCCTTCTGGAAGTCGGGGAGCTGCCCCGCAGGTGTGATCGTGAGCGGCGGCGCAGCCGTTGAAGTCGGCTCGGCCTGGCTGGATAGCTGGCTGTAAACGTCACGCTGAAGCCGGTCTTGCTGGTGACGGTCAGCGACGGCTGTCTTGCTGGGGTCGGCGGTGTCGCGAATCAACGCTTCGCTGGCCGTGACATCGACCTGTTTACCGTCAGCAGTCAGCACTAGACGATTGTTGTTTTTCAACCAGGTGATGTAGCTGGGCGCCCTGCCGATACGAGCCGCGAAGGCGCTCTTTGACAGGTACATTGGTTCTGTCATAAGCCCTCCTTTTCAACGGCTTTTCAATGGAACCTTTCGATTTCAATGGATTGAATTTCAGTAAGCTGG